CAGAGTGGTCGATCGCGGCGGTCTTGAAAACCGTTGAACTGAGAGGTTCCGGGGGTTCGAATCCCTCTCTCTCCGCCGAAACAACCCCAAACCTTGCAATGATGCGGATTTGGGTAAATTGAAAAGACATAACGGCACAGTAACGGCACAGTACCCGTTTTTTTTACTTCACTACTTGAAAATAAGGAGTGTAGTAAAAAAAAATGGCTGATTTTCAAAAACCCCTAAGCATACAATACTATCCCGCTTACCTCTCTGAAGGCAAGATTTGGTATATCACCTATTATGCACACAATCCATATACGGATAAATTGGAGATGAAGAGGATAAAGGTTAATAGGATTAAATCTATTCCGGAAAGGCGTAAGTTCTGCAGAAGATTAATAAAAGAGATTAACAACAAATTAGAAAACGGTTGGAATCCTTTCGTTGAAAAGGCACAGGCTAAACACTTCCATTCTATTTTATCTGCAATAAATGTTTACAAGAAAACTAAATATAAAGAGCTTGAAGAGAACTCAATAAGATCGTACACAAGTTATCTTAAAAAGCTTCAGGAGCATGTGGAAGGGATTGATAAAAATATGTATTGTATCAATTTTAACAAAAGTGTGGCCGCTGATTTTATGTTGAAAATAAAAGAAGACCCTAAAATCGGGAACAGGACCTACAACAATAATTTAGCTTTTTACAGAACGTTTTTCGAGTGGATGGTTAGCGTTAATTACATTGCTGACAATCCTTTTAAAAAATTGAAGAAAATACCAAAACGGAAAACTAAAAAGGTGAGAACCAATTTCGATAGAGATGAGTTGAAGAAATTAGTTGAACATCTTAAAATTGTTCACCCTCGATTTCTCGCAGCTTGTATGTTAATGTATTATTGCTTTTTGAGAAATGAAGATCTTTGTAACCTCACGCCTGCACATTTTGATATGAAGAACAAACTGATATATATACATGCTGATGAAACGAAAAATGATAATGAGAGTTGCCGTGTAATACCAACTGTGTTAGAGAAATACCTCGAGGTTTTAGATATTGAAAACACTCCAATAAATTATTATATTTTTTCTACTAAAAATTACGGCTTTGAGGCAGGTCCCGAACAGCTGAATTCAAGATATTTCAGTAAGTACTGGTCTGAGAAAGTAAGAATAGCACTTGATTTGCCTATGAACTTGCAATTCTATAGTTTGAAGGATAGCGGTATTACAAATCTGATGGCCGATGGAATATCACCTGCATTTATACAAGGGCAGGCAGATCATAGCAGTCTAGAGGTAACAACGGATTATATTCACAACAAAACACCGGAAGGTTTCAGTCAGATAAGAAATTTAGCTAAAGACTTGGAGTGATTTTTCGGCTTTAATCTTACAGATAGACCTAGCCTTATTTTTGCAGAATCGGGTGCAACTGTACTTTAGTGCGAAATAAAATATGCAGTTATTGGGCTCAGACCAACAACTGCACTTAAAACTAATTTACTGATATTGTTCAATCAGTTTTACTCTGGACTAATCTCTGTTTTAAAGTCTAATCCCAACTGTCTATTATTGTTTTCCCAGTCTTCATATGTTAAACTTCTAGCCTCGGCAAGTTTCTTTTGAGCTTCCGTTAGTCTAGACTTAGCAGATGAAAACTCAGTCTTTACCATTTCTACATATTCCAGCTGTTGATCGAGTAGTGATTGTTTTTCACTCAAAAACTCTGCTTGTGACGAAAAATGTTTATACAATGCACGATAACACTCGATGCGATATTTACTCACCGCTTCACGAGCCTCTTCTTTCACGTTTTTTGGATTGATGGTAAAAAGCCATCCGAATACAAATTCAAGAGGCAAACATACCATTTCGTACTGTTTTCCATCGCTTCCAGTTGCCGTGCTGAGCACGGTAACTGAATTCAAAAAAACGTCCTCTAGAAGCTTCCTTCTTTGAGCATCTTCATCAATTCCCAGAGCTAAACAAATTGGTTTAATTGGCACCAATTTTTCTTTGTTGTCTAATACTAATTGAATACTCACTTGATTAACTTTTGCTACTGTTTTTGTTTCCATATACAAATAATTTAAAGGATTAATATTTTATCATTTTATATCTTCTTCCGACTTATTTGGTAGAAGTAAATTAATTAATACATATAGCTTATTATAAGCTAAATGGCGTTGGCGAGGATCGTTGCTTTCATAAAGCAACCTTAGCTGCTCAAGTGCATCTGTTTTGTACATCATAGCAATTTGAGATTACGGCCACAGTTTAATAACTTTTTTACCGGTGTCTAGAGCTCTTGGTTCTGGGTTTTTGAGAGACTGGATAGCTTTGTTCAGGATATCTATTGTTTTTAATGAAGACTCGTATGTTCTGAGTAAAGTATCTATTGAACTATGCATTGAGTTATATTTCTCTACAGATATAGTAATAGTACCAGTGCTTTGGCAAACAGGTTCGGTTAGTTTTATTGCGTTCATAATAGACCTCCTTTCATTGCAGCACCGTTTAACTCCTGAACATGAAATGTGGCGCATACGCCATTGCCTATGAGCACAAGTACCATTTCATTACCCATATAGTGCTTTTCGCACTGTACAGGTTGCCCTTCAAAAAGGGTGTCTATAGCACGGCTGAGTGTGTCTTTTACTACTGTTGTGGGATTTGTTGCTCTCTGTGGAGCAGGTAGAGATTTTGTTTTCATTTTTGTAAAGCTTTTAAAATGATTATAAATGTGCAGAAATAAAAAGAGGGTTCTGCTTTCCCGTTGCTTTACACCTCAAAGGCAGCGAAGGCATTAACCTTTCGCACGGGGGTCAGAACCCAAATATTATATTTTATAGAGTCGGCAAAAAAAATGCCCGCATGTTGGCGAGCTTATCCCGCCTTTGAGTATGTAAAGCATCACAAAGGTGGATAATATATTTTAAACAGCAAAATGTTTTGCTATTATTTTTTAAATATTTTTTACTTGATAGTTATTTCCGCTAAAAGATCTATAGAAGATACATATTCTACTTCTCTTCCGCTGTCTGTATAATTGGTATCCCATTCTGCAGAACAATCAAAAACTTCACACTCGTAGTCTATGCCTGAATCTATCAGCTTAGATACTTCTTCACTAAATTCTCTTTCTACATATCCTATAAATTGATCATCATAAAAGACCTTTACGGCAAAAGGATCATGTTTGTTTGATGGTTCTCTCTCGAGTTCTAATATGTCTCCGCTTTTTACATCTTCTGCAATCACTTTAATTATTTTCTTAGATAAGAACTTGGTTCCATTTACATTGAATAAGAGTGTTTCCATTGTTATTGTTTTAATAATACTGCCGAAAGTTAACAATTATTTCCCATTGAGAAAATTTTTTTAATACATCGCCGGTTCTAACCACGTTGTGATTGTTCCTTCTCCTAACTTACTGTAACTTCCGTCCCGTTCTCCGACAACACCATATTCGACATTGTAGGTTCGCTGATAATACTTACCCCCTGCGTTATATTGCGCTTCTGTAGGATCTTCAGGGTAGAAGGCCTCTGGTTCTATTAGATATTTATAAACTGTTCCTTGTCCAATTGGAGCTGTCCAGCTCCGAGTATATTTTGAAATCCAGCTGTATTTTTTATTCCTAAAATAATCTGCAGCAGGTTTAGATTCAGAAACCGGCTGTTGTAATTTTGTTGATAGCAGAGTGCATGATCCTACTGATTTGTGTTTTGTAGAATAATTTAATTCTGACAGTAAATATTTTTGACTATTAAGTAATACTTGCTTCACAGGTGAAAGCGTTAGTTTTACTTCTTCCGGTAGAATTGTATCAACCTGAATTTCGAGCAGTGCATTGCGCATTAAAGTATCACGCTTACGCCAGAACTTTTCATACAGGCCGTCTGGTCCATTCCAGGCAATTGAATTATCCCATAGCTTTTGACCTGAGTCACTGTAATTGTGTATGGTTCCTTTACAATGGGTTGCAACATTGTAGAATAGACAAAGTATTGGTTTCAACTGACTAGTATCAACTACTTCATCATTATTTAATTCATCCTGAAATACTACACGGCTCTGAAGTGCACGACCTGGTCCTACGTAAGGTATTGCTGTATATGCATAATCTCCTGTGGGCTTCATAGATCTTCCTGTGAACATTGCAGGTACAACATCTGGAAATGAATGTTCTTCGACCGGCAGAATACCACCAGCGTAATAGTTTATGCCAAGGTGAGCGATTTTTTCGACAAAAGTGCGTTCGCCTTTTACACCATCGCGAACTATGTAGCCATCATTATTACGTAAATAAGCACTTGGGTATTTTGTGAATATAGATATAAAATCTATCCCCTGATCTGAAGCTGATCCGGTAGCTAAATATCTTCTTCTGCCAAGCCAATCTATTGTGGATATTTGAGCAGGTAAACTAATTTGCTCTGAAGTGAGCTTTAATTGTTTATATTGATTGTGGTAATTTACAACTGGTTTTGATACCGAATACTGAGAAAGGTCTACTAATGGTGCAGTTGTCAGAGTTTCATCGAACTGGGTGAGATAGATTATTTTATTAATTTCATCCGGACGCAGTTCAACTCCAAACTTTCGGATTACGTCAAAAAGTGTCTTAACTGATATGTCAGGAACTAAGTCAACATAATTAATACTGTTATTAACAATTGTATCAAGGTTGTTATTTAAAAACAGAAGGTTGCTGAATGGTACCTGATCAAGAAATGAAGTTGCGAGTGTGTAACCTAAATGGCTCAATACTTCCTGCAGAACATACTTGACCTTAATAAATGGAGTTATGTAAAATCCTTTTGGGATTGTAACTGTTTTGGAATCTATTGTTTCAGTGACATCGACCTCATGTTTAAACTTGTAATAGCCCTGCGCTGTGGTTGCAGAGGTTATTTCATTTAGAGTGTACTGATCAGTCATTACTTCATGTACAGCAAATCTCGGATCATTACCAGGAACTAGCGAATACATGAAATTAATAGCTGCAGTGATATCCGGAAATGAGATCTTTTTGTTTTCGAATATTTCGAATAGAGTTATATCTTCTGTTTTTTCATAGAAAGCTCCTTCGTGAAGATAAAATGATGTTTCGATGTTGCCTTTAGCCTGGGCTGACAGGATTGCTTGACGGCCAACGACAGAGAATGTACCTGACTGTATTTGTGTGTTGAGCCGGGAGTCTGGTTTATTAATATTATCAGCACGATCGGGATGCCCCAATAGTTGAAGATTTTTTTGAGTTGCAGGTATTGAAACAGGAACACTCTGCTCTCCCAGATCATTAAAAAATGGATTATATCGTGTAAGCTCTATCTCTGTGTCAGGGAAAAGGTCGAATGATTCACCTGAAGGATGTATTATTTTCATTTTGATCCGATTTTACGTGATGATTCCTGAATATACTGTTTGCGTTGCAGTTCGGAGAGCACTACTGCAGAGTGAACTCCATTGTTGGCCAGATGCTCCAGTAGCTGATTTAAACGATTAATAGTTTGAGGATCCAGGCTCACTCTTTTGCCAGGCTGTTCGACCTGCGTATAATTACCGGATGCACGCTGTGGAACGATTCCGGCACGTGCATCGTTAATCGCTGATAGAACCAGCGGGTAATTGATGTGTGCCTGCAGACGTGACAGATCTGGTGCTGATACTACCAGTTCGCGTCCCTGTTCGCCCATAAGTGTGGGTGTTGAAACGAAACCTGTTTGAGCCAAGCCTGTGTATGGAACATTACGGTATGTTCGGCCATCATCTGCACCTATAACATCATATTTACCTGATGCTCGTTGCGTGACAACTCGGTTACCTGTGATGCTTCCTCCGGATGCCAGGTTAGCACTTGATGAACCACCTAAGTTGCCCATTGCACTACTGACTACTCCTTTAACGGCTGCAAACGCTGCTTCTATCAAGCCTACAAGAATAGCTGCACGTGCAAAGCCTGTTGCTCCAAACGTTGCCACTGAATCGGGTTGCGCTAAAGACTGGGCAGTTGCACCGGCCACGGCCATTTGCACCTGTACTTTGAGCGCATCCAACGCCATGTTGATTAGGCTTTTAAGCGAACCGGCAACTATATCCTCATTTTTGGCTATTGCACCGCCGACCAAAGTACCCATTTCGTTTGCAAAATCAAACCCCAATGCTGCGAGATCTGATTTACGTTTATTTTCTGCCTCGAAACGTTTCTGAGCATCAACTTCGTTTTGTTTAGCAATAGCCTTTAAATTAGCCAAGTTCTTATCTGCACGTGCTTTATCGGCATCTTCCTGGATTTTCAACAGCTTAGCCTGATGTTGACGTTCTTCTTCCTGTATCTTCTGAAGCATCTGCTTTTTGGTTTCGAACAGCTTGAGCTCTATTTCTTGCTGTTGCTCGAATGTGAGGCCTGCAAGCTCGAGGTTTTTGCGCAAGCGTTCCATTTCGAGGTACTCCAACTCTCTGTTGTATTGCTCCTGGGAAATCTTACCGGTGATGTATTTTTGCTGAATAAGTGCTTTTTCTCGGGCGATGTATTCTTCTAATTTTGCCAGGGCTTTTTCGTAAGCGCTGGGTGTAGGTGTTCCGGGTGGTGTGCCGTCAGGATCCTCGTCTTCTTCTATTTCCTGAATAAAAGAGCTTACATCTGTCATTTTATCAATAATGCCGGCGAATCGCTGATCGACTTCGTTAAGTGCCTGATCTGAATTGCGAACCTCGTTTACCAGGTCCTCTATAACATTCTTAATATTGAATACCCCTTTGTATGCATCAACTCCATAAGTTTGCTGAATATCCTTAAGTAACTGTCGTTGCAATTCGTTGTAATCGCTACCACCTTTGGCTGTAAATTCGCTCACGGTTCGGTTAATTGTTTCACGTATAGATGAAAGTACAGAATCGCTATCGACCTGTTTGCCGATACGCTTCATTGCCCGATCAGTCAGATCTAACTGTTTATCTAGCGACTTGGTTGTAATTTCGTCTGTGGCCTGATTCTTAATTTTCAATGCAATTTGTTCACGCAACCCATTGTTGACAGCGAGAATGGCTTTATTGATATCTGTAATATTACCTTCTTCGTCTATGAGGCCCTGAAGATATTTACCATACTTTGAAATTATTTCTTTGCGAATCTGAAGGAATGTGTTGCTTTCGGGGTTAGCTTTCTGAAGTGCTTCGAAAAGAGTTCCGGCTTCGCGAGTTTCTGTTGCCAACTCTGAATTAAATTGTCTGGTTGCTTCCTTAAGAGATTTAGTAGCATCTGATGTTCGATTAAGCCACTTCACCAGTTTTACGATACCAACTATTGCACCAGTTACGGCCACCATTAAAAGCCCTATTGGGTTAGTGGACATGGTAACGTTAAGCAATTGCCATACTCGGCGAGCTTTAACCAGGTTGCCGGTGAGAAGTGCAATAGCTGCAGTATATGCCAGATATAGTACACGACCAGCTTTAAGGCTTGCATTTTTTATTTGAAGCATTAAGTTGGTTCTGGTTAATTCTACTCCGTAGCGTTTTTCCCAGGCTAAGGCTATTTTTAAACCAACTGTATAAGCTGCGTATGCTGTAACCAAATAAACCAGGTAACGGCCGTATTTCTCAAAGAAATCAAGTAGTGATGGAAGGAACTTGATAATATACGTGATAATATTTGTGCTTTTGAGAAGTGCGGGATTTAAACGCTTACCTAATTCTTCGGCAGAATCTTTAAATGCTTTACGTCGTTTTTCTAACTCCGCATTTGCATTACTGTTTTTAATATTATATTCATCGGTAAGACTGGTTGCTTTGACGATGCTTTCATTTGCTATTTGCTGTGCTGCATCAATCTTATCAACGCTACTTGCCAAAGATGAAAGAACGCCAACTGCACGGGTGCCGGAGAGGCCCATTTCATCAAACAGGGGTATCAATTCTGCGAATCCGCCTTTTTCGTTGAGAGATCTGAGCAGTAATTTTACAGCTTCGTTGGCATCGGTGCGAACCAGTTCTGTGAATTTACCTACTTCAACACCGGCTATTTGTGCAAACTTTGCAGGATCGCCCATCATCTTGATTAAGATTTGCTGAAGTGCAGTGGCAGACATCTCAACTTTCTGCATATCCTGATCTAGAACAGAGCCAAAGCCGAGGATGGCATCTATTCCGATATTAGCCTGTGCAGCTACACCACCAAGACGTCCGGCAAACTGAACGAGATAATCTTCCTGGGCTGATGATGATGCGCCAATTTCATTGATTGCAGAACCTACGGCAAGCATTTTTCCTTTAAGATCCATACCTTCAAGTTCAGATGTGGATCTGGTAAATACATCAACCATCTTTCCAACTTCGCGAACTGCACCTTCGCCAAGATCTTCGCCCAGGGCAACCTGAATTTCGTTTGCTGCTTCAACGAATCCGAGAATATCCTCTTTAGATGACAGTCCTAACTTACCAGCATCGCGTGCAAGCATGTTTAACTGCTCGCGGGAGGTGCGAGTATTCATCTGCTTAAAAGCTTCATTAAGATCCAACACCTCTTCTTTTGTCATGTTGGTGGTTTTCATGACATCGGCATAAGTATCATCCATTTTAGCAGCATCTTGGCTGAGTTTTCGGAGAGCAAAACTCATTCCGGTGACTGTTGCAATTGCACTGGTGAAAAGACCGAAATATTTATTAAAGCCATTGGCGGCACGGCTCATGAGTGTAGCACCCTGCCCAACATTGCTGTTCATTTCTTTTTTGGCAATATTGAATTCTTTTTGAACAGCATTGAGAGCTTTTAATTTGGCGTTGTACTGCTCAGTGCCCCGGGTTTCTTCTTTGAGTGAACGTTGAAGCGTCCTGCGAGTAGACTCCAACTCTTTATATGTTGCTCCTGAAAGGTTTTTAAGGATCCGTTCTGTTTCTTTGATTTTGTATTGGTAATTCCCGTAAGACTTTTCGAATTTATTAAGAGCCTTCTCCTGGGCTTTATAACCTTGTGTGTCTTTTTTGCCCTGTTCATTTAACTTCTGAAGTGATACACGAAGCTCTGCAATCTTACTTTCCAATGTTGTGGCTTTTGCCATCGCATCGGAGTTGTCAATGTAAATTTTTATGGAGCGGTTGAGATCTCTGGCCATGATTGATGAAATTTAGTTTATGCAAAATTCATCAATAGGAGGGGGGAGGCAAAGGACAATATTTCACATCTCCTTCATCCTCTTAATATAACCTATCATACAACTTTATAATTATACTTTCATCTGATTTCTCTACAATAACCAGGTACTTTTGAGACAGATGGCGTATTAAATCTGTGTTGAGGTCGCTTGTTTTTAGCTTTATACAGCTCATTTATATTCATTTTTTAAGGCAAGGATTTCGTAGCGACCTTTAATGTAAACGTATTTAAACATATCTGCATTTATCATAGATAGTATATTTTTCCTATTATTATACTCATTATACTGGCGAAGTAAGCCAAGGTATGAGTTTATGGTTGACACAGATTTTTTGATTTCATTGACATTTGAGGCTCTGTTTAATTTTTTAACCGCTTGTTTGAAGTTATTTATTGTTCTGCCTCCACAATACATTCTATATGTTTTAGCGATTGCTCCGGTAAACTGTACGCCTTTTGTGTAATGTTGTAAATAAAACTTATTCTCATTTATTGCTAACCCATATTTGGCAAGATGCTCTCTGATTGGCTGAATTACTGATAGTAGTTTTTCTTTGTTCTGATGGATTAGATAGATATCATCGACATAGCGTCCGTGATGCATAATACCAAGATCGTTTAAATACCAGTCGAGATCATTTAACAAGAAATTAGCGAAATGCTGTGCATATATATTGCCAATAGCAAGACCCAAGCCATCGCCATTAGTAAATAGAGATTTATTTTTCGGTAGATGATTCCATGATTCTGAAGGACTACGCATTTCGCAATCATTTTCCGGCTTGTGAAGAGTTATAACTTCACAGACATAGCGAAGATCTTCTATATCGCTACCCTTGTAATTTTGTACGATAAAGTTGTCAACCATTTCATGCATCATCTGCTTATTTATGCTCATGAAGAAGCCTTTAAGGTCGAGTTTCATAATATAGCAATCTTTCGTATAGCCTTCGCTGCATTCAATTATGTCATTGTACAGCATATCAACGCCGTATAGTACGCCTTTATTTTTGCGGCAGCTGAAGGATCTTTCTGATAATACTTCTTCGAACAAAGGCTCGAGGCGAAGAACAGCATAATGATGAACTATCCTATCTTCAAATGAAGCTGCAAATACCTCTCTGTGCCTTGGACGTGTAACAACAAAACAAATTGAAGTTGAGGGTTTGTAAACCCTTCTGTTGATCCTGCCAAGAAGGTTTATCAGGCTTGCTTCGTAGTTGACTTCATAGTCCAGTGCGCTCGCTGTTCTTCTTTTGCCCGAACGGCAGTTAAAATACGCTTGAAATATATCCTCTATTTTCATAAATGTTAGTAACAGATGCTGAGACCGGACGCACATTGATGCGATTCGTCGCCTTATTGTTCGCGTTCATGTTGCCGCTATTCAGGTTCAAGTTCCACGCGTTCGTCGCCGAATTCTCCTTTGCCATATTGATTTTCTTAACCTTAAATGAAGGTATATAGCCCATTTATTAAATTAACATTAGCCCTCTCGGTTAGCCGTGACCTTCCGATTCTCGCTTTATTGCTGAAATAAGTGAATTCTTCCAAGCCGTTGACTGCCTGCCTATAGATGTAGTTAACGCTGATATTGACGCAAACTTTTTAATGCTTATCCATTTACGCTCTGACGCAATACGAATGAGCGTTTTGAGCGTTTCAAACTTGGTTTGAAAACTAGTGAGATAATCAATCCTTGTTTTCAGGGACTTATTAATGTAAGCCCCTGAAATATCATTGAGAGCTTCAACTGAATACTCCTGCATTTTTGTTCCTATCGTAAACTTATAAGCTTTAGGAAAATCCACAGTGATGTTCAGTATCTCATCGAGAAGAGATCTACAATCTATATATATTTTCGTATTGCTTGATAACCCCATTTTTGATTGAAGCCCTGCGTTTAAACGCAGGGCAAAATAACTGTTAACAATTAACCGATAAATGCTGAGACCGGACGCACATTGATGCGATACGCCGCCTTACCGTGCGCGCCCATGGCGCCGCTATACAGGTTCAAGTACCACGCGGTCGTCGCCGAACCCTCCGTTGATGACCAGTAAGCGCCTTCCAAAAGCGGATTACTGCCGTTAATTAGAGTTAATGCATGATTTATTTTGTGCAGATTTGCGTATATCATCATAAGCTCGCCCATTGATGGTAGCCACCATTTGCCGGCTGTGAGGCCAGCGTTATTGGAATTAGGCCGGCTATATAAATTACAATATCCAGGGGCATACTCAACAGTATTCGTAATAGCCGCCTCTGTTGACGCAGCTACTTGAGATGCTGTGTTAGCCTTCCCTGTCCAATCGTTCAAAGCTAACACCCTGTCTGATGATGTGAAGCCACCGCCAGCGATTGCGGCACTACTCCAATATAGGGCTGCTGGTTGCGTTATGGATACGACAATATGTCGACCACCCTCAAAAACGCCAACCCCCGATGCTATTTCACCAGAATTTTGCAAAGCAGTCCATTTATGGAGCTTGCACATTAATGGATAATTATCAGACTTTCTGTGATAAACAATAAATATATTGTCAGTTACAGTGTTCAGATTTAAGTCTCCAAGAATTTCGGTTTCAATATCCGGTATAACGTTAGATAATTTAACTTTCTTCATTTGCATTCTTTTTTTGTCCGATTAATTCATCGGGATTTAACAATTTATTTATTATCTCTTATTAATTAATTACTGTTTAAACTCGTTTTTTATAATTAACGAGTGTCTGTAGCGCTTCTTAAAGGAGCGTCTGGATTAATGCTGTCTATTGGCACTAATTGCTTTTCAATTATCTATAATACTTTTACACCATTTCTATAAATTCCATCTCTTCTAACTTCCATTTGCCCAACTTCTATTTTTGTAGGTGTCACTCTTGAATACCATTCTACAACTGTGGGGTGATCGGTAGTACCACCATAAGAGTTGAATATGCTGACTTCATCACTTCTGATCTCAATTCGACTTGTCACAAATACAAAGGTGGTGCCGATATAAGTTGACCATTGGTGCGTAGCTGTCAAAATACCATTTAGCACTTCGAAATTGCCTATTTTTGCCCCATTTAAAGCTTCGAGATTACCTGTCTTTATATTAAGTGCCTGTATTTTCTCAGCTGTCACTAATGCAGCTTGAAGCCTTTCGATATAAGCATCCTGCATATATAAGAACTCTGCACTTTCAAGCAGTCTCCACTGTGAAGCAATCCATGAGCCCTTTGTTGCTTGATCTACATTGAGAGCATATACAGAATAACCCAATGCAGTACCGTCTTCTCTTTTAACAAAGGGTATGCCCGCCTCTGATATGTAGTAATCTGATGTATTGCTCCAATAGCCCATTGGAATGTAATTGGTTGACTTAGCCAGATCTATATTTACACGTGCAGTTACTCTCATATTCTAACATTTACTGTACAAGATGCATCAACGTATATAGATTGATGTTCCGCAATTTTCAATCCTGGTATTGTTATAGATGTATTTGTAATTGTGAATTCAGAGCTTATATCAGTACTATCACTATTCTTGTATACTTTTATCACAAATACGGTACCTGCAACTGGTGTTCCTGTACGTGAATTTAACAGTGTGAAATTGTATGCAACATCGTCCCCGGATGCTTGGCGGGCAGTAGTTCCCTTATCGCAAATAATTGTATATGGGTCTGTGCTATCCCATACCTGACGCTGCTCTTGAGCAACGACAGTATTATTTACATAAGCGCGACAAACAACCATCAACTCACTATCTATCATTGCTTTTGTAATAGAAAAAGTTGGTGTAGTGCCTTTTGAACGCAATACAGTACCGCCCTGATCTCTGAATTCAAACTCTACTCCAGTATTTACCTGAGCACCTGAGTTGTATAGAGCTGCAGTCATTGTAAGTTGCGTTTCATCGCCATCAATGACATCATCAGCCATGTTCAAAAACAAACGATATAGGTTTGATGAAGCCTCTTCAACAAGCACAGTGATTTCAGCAGCAACATTTACTGTTTGTCCGCTTGCAAACACAGTGCCTGTAAACGTAATAGTATCACTATCGTTATTTGTGTCTGAAGCTATATTACCTATCAAGCGTAATGCTTTACTACCGTTGTAATCGATTTGCTTTATTTTACCTGCAGCTAAATCGGGAGCAGTTGCAACACCTTGAGTATCAAATGCCATTGCTACACCGTTATACTTCCAGGCAACGTTGGCTGGCACCAATACACTTGCCTGCATAACTGAGTAGACACGTGGATAAACAGCTGGTCTATCACTATCATTCATTGTAGCCCAATTGGGAGAGTGGTCCTGCGTGCCTTTTTTAAATGTCTGATAAAGAGGTGCTGTAGCATTAAGAGTTGTATTTAGGTTGTCTCCATTCTGCAACAGATTTATACTTATTCCTCCTGATACTTCTGTACTAGCCATATTATTCAATTATTTCTGGTTCGGGTTCTGTAATGTCTGGATCTGTATCCGGTTCTGTTGAATCGGGATCTACTGCTTCTTCTACGGGTTCTTCCGGATCAGTAATTTCAGGATCTATTATTTCTTCTACAGGCTCCTCTACTGGCTCTTCAGGAGTAGTAGCTTCTGGATCTGTAGCCTCTGGTTCTGAAGAGTCAGGCTCAGAAGGTTCTACATACTCAACACCTCCAAGCGCTGAAACCCTCTCTTCAATTGTTAGAGATATCATCCTTATATCTTTTTCACTTAAGAGGAGATCTTCTCCATCTTCTGTTCTTAATGTAGAATCCAATCCTGCACGCACTGCGTGTTCTTTTTTTATTCTGTAATATTTTTCCATTATGCTCCGTATGTTTCAACAGTTAATACATTATCTAAATCATCTGTAAGAAGTGCCTCTTCACCTGCATCATCAACAGTTACAGCAGCAAAAGCTTCTCTACGCTTTAAATCAGGGTATATCTGCAAATCAACTGCAGTTAAATCAATAGAAGATACCGGTATCTTTACAGATGCTCCAGTCGCCACTTCTCTCTCAACCCCATTCTCGCTTATTATCCAATTAACCAGGAATGCAGCATCAACATCAACGTTTCCTAAAGTGTCTGTTATTATGACCGAGCAGTTGAGTTCTGTTGTCCCTGGCATTATTGGTAATTCAGGTATCCTTACTTCAGTTCTGAAGGAGTTGAATTTACGAATGAATGTAACCGTATCTGAAGCAATCAATTCTTCACCTTTCCAAGCCTCACATTTGATTTGTTCGTGATCTATATAGGTTTTATCGACTGTCAATGTTCTGCCATCTGCAGAAACAACATCGCCGTATAATTCATTTTCAATTGCATCTAAGCCAGCTGAGTTGAGCCATTTGAATATTATGCCTGTAAAATCTGTTACCTCTGTATTCCCTTTCTTGAGAGTAGCAGTAACAGTTGTAGTAGTGTTAGGATTTCTGTATGCATCGAAATATACAGCACCTCTTTGAGAAAGATTTAGTATATATTGAGGCTCTGCCTTCAACAACGTTCTGAGCGTTACACTGTCTTCACGCTCGTAAACTTTGTCGTTGCGGGGATCTACAAACTTCGTGATAGCCTTAACAACTACAGATGTACCTGAAGTAATGTTTTTTGTAACTTTTACAGCATCGGTACCAATCAGTTCGTAACCCGAAGTGGATGCTGTTATCAGTTCGCCATTCTCGTAAAAAAGAGTTGTAGGTGCAATTGTAATTTCACCATCAGGATTTACAACTGAAACTATATGTTTTAAGAGCACAGGAGAAGCCGGTACTCCTTCACGATTTGGCGTATAGCTTACTCCATCAAAAAATTGAACAGCTGAGCCACCTGTTAACTGTAGTGTGCCTGACACCTGCAACGGTGTAAATTCTACTTGTATTTTATTTCCTGATAATCTCATACTTCTAGATAATTTGAAATTGTGTTTATACTTGAAGCAGGGTAAGTGGCCGTGCAGATGAATCTTACAGGATTAGTTTTAGTCCAGTTTACCCCCATATCTGCACTTGTTAATTCTAACAATCTACCGGTACCCTTTTCAATATTCCAGATAGTATCGGCTGTTTGATCTCCGCTCTCACGTGTCCAGCGCCACTGCTCATCAACAATGTCTATACTTACATTTGTATTACCTAGAAAAACAATTGGGGTGATAGTTGTCTTTACGCTGCCTGCGAAGAAAGCGTAACCATTACTGCTGTCGAATTCTATTCTGGCATCAGATCTGCCCTCTATCATGTACCAAGCGGACGACGTCCAGGATGGCTCCTCAGTCGTGCTCTCGGAAAAGCACCGCCAGCGGCATCCATGGTGCCAAACGTCATCAGTCCCGTTCTCATCATTGTTATAATATATCACACCAGCTTGCCATGGTCCCCTGTCATTGATTTCCCGGACAGGTACCCCCTGGTAATCTACCCTAATGATATCTTCAACCACCAATCCTGCAGCATATAAGTACGGAAGTCCTTCCTTGAGTGGTAAATTATCAAACTTGCTTTTGAAAGACTGTGCAACATCAAAGCTGGCTACCAATGTGCCGTTAAGAAAATCACTTGCACCATCATATAACTGAAAACCGCCCAGCTTAGATGAAAACACCATATATCGTTGCTGATCAGGATCAGTAATGTGGCCAACTCTTGCTACGTTCATGAAAGGCTGTGGTGGTAAGTTGTAACCGGATGGAGTGTCGGTATCAGCAACCAACGTTACTTTTATGAATGTTTGCCCGACCTCTTCAATTCTCATACAGGAAGTGGAAACTATTCCCGATGTTACAGCATTGTTAAATATACCTTTTATCAGTGTGCCGGCAGAATAGGCAATAGCTTCACCTTCTTCCAGCTTCATGTTCAACTGATAACTGCGGTCAGACAGATGTTCAACAGATTCAATTATTCCTCCTGGAGTTAAAATAAACTCATCTCCAATTACGGTTAATCGGTTATATCGCAATTCTGGAACCTCCAAGAGAGCACGCAAACGCAATGAAGTTGCTTCGATGTGACCTAACTCATCTATTCTTGCACCTTTTCCGGCAAACATGCCGGGAATAAAACCAAGAGTTTCAAAACCTTTTGCGAGCGTTATCAATCCCTGTGCAGTATCCGGGTTGATTTTTGAAAGGAAGTACTCAGAACCGTTCTCCTGAATCACCTTCGCAATTTCAAGCAAAGCTCGAGCTGCAGAAAAAACATTAAAATCAGACGGTTCTAAAGGAGAATCAACTCGAAGTATATCTACTAACTCACCACCGCCTTCGCCTGCTTCAATTGATTGAAGAACTTTTGCAACTGCAGCTGAAAGGATTGCACCAATAGTTGTTACCTTCGGATCCTCATTGTTAGGATCAAAAGCAGGCAAAATTACCCCCTCGTGAAGTGGTACTCTCGGGTACTCAGACAACCGAGGGGGTAAATGAAAATCCGGCGAGTCAAGGTTTGGTATGGTTATACTTGCCGGAATAGCTTCCTGGTTACGAATAAGGTTGAGCAGGGCAGCTTCGTTCTCTTCTGTGAAATGATAGCTAAAATTGTATGATGATGGCAGTGCAGCTGCCGAATATTTCACATCGCTATCAGAAACTACTATTCGTCGGATAGCGGACACGTGATAAATATATTTCTGTATAGCCGGGAAGAAGTCCAATAACCAACGACGTTCGTAATCATCGAGATATCCTGTGTTCTGATTATAAACCCGTTTCGTATCGACTAGGTATTCCTTAGAAATATTGTCGGTAGATGACAACTTATGATCATACTCACCAGTGAAATCGGTATCACCTGATGTACGGATGGTATCGAGTCCACCAAGGGAGTTTTCAAATAGAAACCACTGTTCGAGATCTGATTTCTGCTCGGTATAAAGGTATCGTTGAATGTATGTGAGACGTGTGCCGGTTAAATTCTCTACCCAAACATCGTAATGTGTAGGGTATTTCTGGCCGAGCAACCCTGAAACAATTGCATACTGTAGGTTGAAAGTGAAGGCTTTCCCGGCTACGCATGAGCCCAAGGTAATAAGTGTTTGTTCAGCGTCCGGGAAAGTTGCCTTCAGTTTTACAGTGCATGCTTCCTGAGCATAGTATGTGATCCACTCCGGGGAGTAGTAGGTAATTTGCTTATTGGTTGGTTGCCAGGTGAGGAAATTGCCACGCAACCAATTTGTAACTGTGTCGACCAAGTTTGCAATGCCGGCACGAATAACCTTAAATGTATGAGATGATCCATCTATTATGGCAGTAAATGTCTTGACAATTTCTGTCTGTTCATAGAAATTATTGTGTGAAAGAGTATATGACAGACGATTTTCTATGATGTCTTTCACATCAATAGTAGCACGTCCATCCACCCCTGGCTCATAAGTGGCAGACAGAAGGGTAGTGATGCCCTCTTTGAGCTCAAAAACTATCTGACTGCCGGAACTGACAATGAATTTCTTCATATTGCCCGACATAGACAAAGCATCCGGTTGTTGAATTATAGCCATTATTTTACTCGATTATAAATTATATATAATATCACTGCTGTGATTAAAACTACAGAGAGAATTACCCATAGCCAATCACTGCCCTGTATGGGCCTAGAGTCAGTATCCGTTTTAGTCTTTTCTTGTTTTACAACTGTGCTTGAGTCTCTTGTTGTAATGATTGTTTTCGAACCCTCTAAGGAAAGAGTTCGTTCAGTTCGCTCTTCTGAAGCCACACTTCCTTGCTGTCTGTCCCGCCACGTTTCAGATACTTTTCGTATGCTTCCCGTTGAGTCGAATTCAGTAACTCTTGTGAAACTTTGCTCAACTTCTGATCCGCTTCGATCTGATCTTTCTTCAACGACTTCCAAAGTTCGAATTGAATCAATCCTTCGTTCAATTCGCTCAGATTCCACAGCATAAGATTCATGTCTGGATGTGTCTTTTTTAGCACGGCAGCCAATAAGAGAAAATAAACACATAAGAAAAATAGCCCCAACAAGGAGATGAAAACGATTAATAATATTTCTAATATCATATTTCATATTTAATTATAATTCTGTTTTTACATTAAAACTAGGGCACGCTTTAGCAGCAAATTCATTATGACCATGAACGGTTGCTCCGGGATATTTCTTCAAAAGATCTTGGACCAACATTCGTAGGCCCACTTTTTGATATTCTGTTCTGGTATCCTTTGGCTTCATATTATTATCAACACCACCTATATAGCAGACACCAATACTATTAGCATTTTGCCCTACAGTATGAGCACCTGCAATTTCTTCATCTCTACCTGACCACACGTGCCCGTCTAAACATACTACCCAATGGTACCCTATTTTTGAAAAGCCACGATCACGATGCCAGCGATCAATATCTTTAACCGACACTGGTCTACCCTCAGGGGTAGCTGAACAGTGAATAATTATTTTATTTATCTTCCTCATTGTTGCTGTTTTTTATGCCAACCATATTCTTCAAGCGTGCAAATATCTCGGTTGATAAGAGTTCGTAAACAAAATTGATGGCCTGACTTTTTGGATAAACCTGCCTGGCGTTTTTGAATATATTTGTCAAGTAAAAGTAAATGACAATCATTGTAATCCACTTTACAGCCGTAATACCCATTTGCGGTTCACCCATACGCCTTGAGCCATAGTCAAGAAAAACTACTAATGTTGCCCAGAAGGTCAACTGAGTTATTGCATTAAATGCTTTCTTAATGTCGAAGTGAGCCTTGTTTACATGAATGTCAGTAACTATACCGGTGATGATGTTAAACACAAAACCAAGCGAGAGTAAAACGAGGATGTCTTGTACCGGTAATAAAGCCGAGCCTATGCCGGCAATGATTATATATCCTAATTCCTTGGCTCTAACAAAAACGTCTTCCATAATGCTTGCTTTATTTAGTCGGTCCATCGTTTTTTATTTCAAATTTCGTGTAAAATCATACCATTTCAAGGGACAAAATAAAAGTTACTTCTCGATGAAAAGATTTGTAGCATTGATTTGCATTGTTGCAGAATAATCTGCTACCAGATCGGCCAATTGAGGAAGGCGACGTTCTATCACCGGATCAAACCAAAGAATTGGTTGACGGTTGCCGGTGCCTTGGAGACCTGCACTATTGGCTGCACGACTTTTCATTGTGCCGTGACGGTCGATCCATCGTCCTCCGATCATCCCACCTTGACCACGACCAGCACCCCGGTGTATGTAGACTCCTTCGCGAACAAATGAAAAGCCTACACGATTGACCTCTTTGGAGTATTTATTATCGTAATATAAATTTGCTTTTAGGGAATCGGAAAGTGAGACATCACGTCTGACCAGAGATTTTATTGACCCCCGGAGTGCTTGTTTACTTTTTTCGCTCCAATCTTCTACTTCTTGATTGAATTGCTTCATTGCAGATTTGTCCTGTGCACGCTGAAACTTATCAACCTCTGAACTGCTTTCGAGAGAGAGTTCAAAGGGCAAGTAGGCAGAACGACGAGATGCACGGAGCTGATTAGTGAGCTTACGTGCATATTGACCTTGTTCTCTTAATTTTTTATAATAACCCATATTATTTCCACATTGCTGGATTCAACTTATAATTTACTCCTTCGTCAAGATAGAAATCGAGGATCACTCCGTAGAAGAGATCCCCGATCGGTCCGAAGCCATACATCGGCAAAGAACTCATATCTATTTTATCGCAACCGTCTATATATTTACTATAATCGTGCAACATGCGAGCTATAACTTCAATCATTACCTCTTTACAAGCTTCTTGTGCCTGAAAGATTGTATCAGTATCTGTTGATTTAGTTTGCTTAACAATTACTATACTGTAGCCAGGTCTTTCAATAAGTGAGTCGGTATTGTTAAGTGAAAAATCACTTATTGCACCATCTATAGCAATCATTATCATACCGTGAGCCCTTGATATTTTTTCATTTAGCTCCTTAAGCTCACTACGCTCTGTTGCACGGAAAAAATGGCAATCGGTATCCGTGTGAGAGATAGGGACCAATTGCCTGGCTAGCTTTTCTGAATATTTAAAATGATCGTACATTATTACTGCTTTTTGTGTTTTTTACTTTCTTTCTCATAATTCTCGATCCGAATAGAAGCCATTTCCATTGAATATAGAGCGTCATATAGGAGAGATTGACGAACCTGATTTTTCTTGGTTACGTCTCCCTCGGCAAGTGAGTCAATAACTCGTTGCTGATAATCGAAAACGTTAGTGTTTGAGTCGTCACCGGAGGGTTTAAATACATGTGGAAATTGCAACTGGATAAATGACATTGTGCCTTGTATGTACCACAGGATAGCGGCCTTGACTGATTTTCGCATACGACGAACGGTCCGCACCTCATGTTCCCCATCGCTATTGGTATACAAAACATTTATCAGCTGATCAAGAGCATCCGGATCCACATTTAATTGGCTTTGCCATGTCTGCAGCCAAACAAATTGCTCATAAGTTATATCTTCCAGGGCATCACCGGGACCGCGAAGCGACTTACCCCTGCTCTTAACGTGTTTGAAGTGGTTAATTGTGATCTTGGGGGCTATGCTACGAATATTATCGTCGTTTATCTCGAATAGGTAGTCAAACACTTCCAGTACAGCGGTAAGTTCGTCTGCAAACAGAGGATGCCGCCCTTGCTTCGTCTTAATCACGAAAAGGCCATTGCCGATATCCTTACTTACTGTACCTCGAATGCAGTGCAGGAAAAACTTTAATTGAATTTCCACATAGGTAAGATTTTCCCGACTGGAAAGTTTCACCAGGAACATGAACTGCGTTTTAGTCATTTCATTCCAACTGGCCGGCACTTTGTAAACTGCGTCTTGTATGTTAATCTTTATCATGATCTGCTTGCTGTTGCTACAAATATTCTACGTTCCGAAGAGTTGTATTTTACAATACCTTCATCGGCTTCTTTCTTCTCAGCTGCAACCAAGGCTTCATCAAGTGTACTTCTCCAATAAGCTGCCTGTTCATCAAAATAGTTACCGGTATATTCTAAATCGCTGTATAATGGACGTATTACAGGCTTGAATTCGAGTTGAGATTGAGCATTAGTGGTTCGCTGTGTTTTGGTTGTTTGCGAGGTGTGTAGTGCAGCTACACGTGATCCGGTATAAGCCTGCATTGCACTGGTGATCTCTTCTGATGCTGTTTTATCGAAACTGGCCCTCATTTCTTCAGGTAAAAGTTTGAATGTTTCACTCATCTCTATGCGTTTTACAAGCATACGCAGGTGATGAAATGTCAGGGGGCTGTTATTGATGTCAACCAATCCTTTTTCCTGAAACTCTGCTCCATTATCAAACAATTTTGTACCTGTCGACAACTCTGCTGTTGCCCACTCAGGATATAGATCTTTGTTTGAGTGAAGATATCTGAGTGCATTATCCAGATTACTCCATCCACGGTTGAAAAGGCTTTCAGTTGCTTTTGCAATTTTGGAATCTGATGCAGGTGCCGAGGTCTGACTACGAGTAACTGTATGTCCACTTTCACCAAAATTGATACTGAATTCATCTGTTGCAAGTGCCATTGAGAATGGAGCCAATGCACGACAGAGATATGTTTTCAGCTTATCTGCTGTTTCCACGTTCAGTTTATCGATTAATTCCTGTCCAACATAAGGTCTTATGTATTTGTCCTGGGCATCAATAATGAATTGACTGAACATCTCAAAATCAATACTCTTGTTAACCCTTATATACTTCTGAAGATCTTCTATTGTATTAATTAGTGCTTCCATAATTTATACTTTTTCGTTACCTATTTGTTTTTCTGCACCGGTGTTTTTGTCAAGAGTTGTCAGCATGATGTTTGGTATTATGAAATCGATATCTGCAGGCCAACCGTTAATTGCCTTGACTATTTTGAGAGGTTGGATGAGTAACTCTCTAACCGGTTTCATAAGACTCTGCTTGATGATGAAAAGCTCACGTGCTTCGGTACCGTTGATGTTTTTTGATTTGCCAGGACTGGCTCCCTGAAGGCTAGGATGAACTCCCATTGCGTAGCAAATAGCATTACTGGCCTCTTCGCTGTCTTCGATATATTCACCACCTTTTATGAAGCTTTCAATTGGAGTTATTTTAATGTCTGACTTTTCGATGTTTTTTTCAAAGGATCCATAGTCGATTTCAGAAGCTAGGTTTTTACCCGCATTCTCTTTGCCCGATAAGAAATCTTCTAGTTGCTGGTAGAACTGCTTTTGACGTTCTGCCTGTTTTTTCTTGTCTGTTATACCCTCTTTTTTATACAGATCGTCAAAAAAACCTTTGCGGATCTGGATGTGGTATTTTATAACCATCTGATTACTTATCAGATTCATTTTGAACTCAGGGATGGCGCAACTCAGATCGTACCAATGACTTTCGAAGATTGACCACCAATATGCTTTTTGATAGTAGAATTTACCCGGAGATGGTTTTCCTATGTGCATGATGAAGCGACGATCATCAACTTTTTTCTTTTTTCCATCTAAGCCTGGCTTAAAACCCATGCGTACTTTAAGGTCATGGAGCGGATTGTCATAGTCAAGCAGTGGAGTTAAAACAACATCATCCTGTGTGTCTCCGGCCCATTTTGCACTATAGCAGTGGTACTCTATTTCTCCATTACTGTTCATTACTGAAAGTCGACTGAAAGCAGCTTCCTTAAATCGCATTTGTACTATTTTAGTGCCGGGCTTGTTGAAGATGAATTCAACGAATGCATTATGAAGTAATGAAAGATCTGCTACCAACTCCTGTTGAATTAATGGGTAGTTATTATCGTCAATGAAGTCGAAGATCTCTTTTATTTCTTTATTTGTATCTGACCGCTGAAGTGGTATGTTTGTAACCTTACCAGTTGAATCGTCAATACTTTGTCGCACGGGGATAGCCGTTTCTCCGTGTCCCATATTTCCGTTAAATTCAAGGTTTGATGCAACTATGTTATTCTTGAATGCATATTTGATTAGCTTATCCGGTAAGTCATTATCAACTCCCCATGGGTATACAGGAATTTCCTTCGACTTTCCCTTAGGACTTACTGTCACCTTATTGTCATCTGTGGCGTCGGCTGTCAAACCAACCCCGGCTGCTTTATTTGATAAGAACTCGGTGACTATTGCCGGAGACTCTCCTTCTAAGATTGCGTAATTGTCAAATACTTTCATAGATATACTCTTATATGGTTGAATTCAATTATTGTTATACGACGTATTTTTCGAGGGTAGTATTCACCTTCAGGCATTACATTAAGTGTATCTCCGGATGAATGAAATGAAGTGAGTACGCAACTTATATATTCACGTATCTCGCCATTTTGTTTGACGAATTTAACCTGGAATGGAAGGCGTTTGCCATCCTTTCCAATTCTCTCCATCATTTCCCAAATTCGGGATTGCTTAATTAATTTACTCATCGCGATTGTTTTACAATGCAAAACAACCGCTTTTCGGGTGGAAGATAAAGGACAAAAAAAAGCTGCCCATGAATGGACAGCCTATTTTTACAGTGTTTTGAGAAACATAGTCATGTTTCGGGTAGCAGAAGCGTTATCAACTCTCTTAATCGATCATAAGACTCAAGACGTTCTTTCTCATTCTTGCTTTTGAGAAGAGTGTCTAACCAGCCTAATGCTTTTGTTACTGTGATTGATTTACTCATTCTGTAATGCATTTGAAATGAATATATAGGCAGGAAATAAATAAGGTCCTACCTCCCCGTTGCATTACACCTATCATAGGCAGTGGAGGCATTAACACACCACACGGGAGTAGGACCAGTCTATTAAATGAGCTTAACGCTCTCCTTAATTACGGATCACTCGCCTATGAATAAGATGTAATGCACTGCAAAGATCGTAAATGTTTCGACAGACACAAAAAAAATCCAGAGCTACCTTTTCAGTGTATCTCTGGATGATCATAAGTTAAGGTTGTTTATTATTTCCTTTTGATTGCCATACCGGTAGCAATGTACATAGATGGCCTTAGAACATTGCCATACTTATCATATGTACCGGAGACATATTCTGTCTTTAGATTAATCAATCCATCTGCACCAACATCTGCAGCTGCAAATACAAGATCCTCGACTACATCATCTATAGTTGCACTGATATAATCGCCATATTTATTGTTAGATGATCTTGTATGATAGTAGACATCATCAGTCTGATCACCCTTAGTCCCTATAACTTCATATCCACTTTCTATTATAGCAGACAAACTACCGAGTGGTTCATAATCAAAACTGACCGAGTTAGATTCAGTAATAAAGAATCCCTGTGAGGTATATTTTTCAAAGTCTACTACTGTTGAATAACGGTTGTAGGGATGTTTCACTAAAACACACGAAGACAACAATGCTGTTAATAAAATAAATACTAAATAATTTTTCATGACTTAAACTATTTTTTACAAATGTAATGAATATGAATATATAGTGCAAATGCACTCTCAAAATACATCTTATACGTGCGATGCTTTTTGAGGGCGGGCGTAAATTTTAACATTTGGCATATTACGGCATTTTTCGAAAGTGCTTTTGCAAGTTTTCCTTAGGGCGGTGCGTGGTCTATTGACTGGGATAAGGGAAAATATTTTCCCTTAACAACCCTTTTTGGCTGACTGCCTGATACATAACTTTTCGAAAATGAAAATACCGTGAGCCGCTTTTACTTTTATTTAACATCTCTTTGGTTATCAGAACATTAAGAGCCTTTTTAGTAGGTTTTGAGGGTGTTTTATTTTGAAACGCACATTTTTAACTTTTCTAAGTTAAAAGACGTAATAGAGCGAATTATTAATGTTTGGGTAGATGTTATTTTCATGATGCTTAAAACTTAATTAATGACAGCTAACAGCTTGTTGCTTATGTAGTTATAATTTTGTATCTTGCATATAAGAAAAGGCAGTGAAAGTTTGGAGACCGTCAACCGCCTTTTCAATGTTCAAAATTTTACTAATCTTTTAAACAGTTCAAAGGTATGAAAAAAGAATCAGCTAAGCAAGTGCAGGAAGCAGAGAAAGGAGGCAAGCAATGACAAAGAAAATTAAAGTTTGCCGTAAATGGTCGGGGAGTAAATCAGTGCCGAGCGTGAATCTTCAGGGTATTTATTTACAGGAGTATAATTTTAATATAGGTGATAGCGTGCGGGTAGAGTTTTACCGGGACGAGATCCGGATAAAAAAAATGAATGCACGGCAGATCTTACGGCATATGGCCGAAGAAAACCCGGCAGTCTCAGAATTAGTTAGAGAGTTCAACTGCCAAATTTGCGATTAATGTAATCGTTTTATTGCCTGAGCGGGTCCCTGGATAGGGATCCTCTCGGGCGCTTCTTTCTTTGACCGGGCAAAGAAAGAAGCAAAGTAACCCGGAATCACCAGCTAAATCAGATAGATTATAGGGTGATGGGAATTTTCTTCTAGAAAATATGTTGTATAACATGCAAAATAGTTACGTTTATATTTGCTATGTATCAAAATTGATACTATCTTAGCAGTATTAAATTTTACTAATCATTAAACCCGGCGGCAACGGATAAGCGGCGTAAAATAAATGAAAAATATCATCGTAATTAATGAAGTGGACTGTTACTTAGGTAACGCATGGAAAACAAAGTATGCTACTCACAGTGCTGTTCAACATCAAATTTTAGTTAATAACAACCCTCTAGGTCGAAGAAACAAGGTGTCTGACGATGACAGAGGCGAGCGAATTGCATTTACAAGAGAAGTTCCACAAGAGTTTGTAGATTTTTTCCAACAAGCTGAAGTGCTATGTTGGAAAATGAAATCTGAGCACTGCAAATCTATTGAAGAGTATAACGCAGCGGCTGAATTCAACAAGCCTATTAAAGAAAACTTAGACTTGGTTATTAGTGAAATGTACGCAATTGAAGATTTGGGCTTAAGCTACAACGAGTTTAAGGGAATATTGCTTTACATATGAAAGTAAAATGTTACTCTGTTCGCCTTGAAGCCCTGGTCGGTATATCTGACAGGGCTTACAAGGCTGTAGGGTTTGATGGATCGACGGCCATCATCCCAAAGTCGCAAGTTTTCGGGCAAGATTACGATGTGATGAAGAGTGAGGCTTTCTGGATATCGGAGTGGATTTTGGAAAAAAAATCAATCCAGTACAGCACAAAGAAAGTAGCTTGGTTTGACAGGGATTCAAAGAAAATGATACCGACATTTATAACTAAAAAGCATGTACCGGACAAAGTTGTCCCTGTTGAAAACAACGAAATTAAAGAGTTAAAAAAATAAAATATTTAAAATATGAAAATAGCTATTAAACACAGTACTAAAGGGTTTTTGCTATACAATAAGGATTACCCTGGTGAATTATGGACGGTTGACCATAGTAACAGATGGATTAGAATTTTCAGTAATGTTGAGCAGGCAGAACAGTGTGCAAAAACATTGAGAAACTTAGACGGTGAGCTATTGAAAAAGGTTGATATTATTGAAATGCTCCCAACATCTGAACCATTTCACTTTGAATCATACAATGTTGTAAAAACAATAATAAATGAAGTTGAAGAATGATCAGAAAGCAGCCAAATCCCATCTGTCCGACTGGCGGGTGGGAGCGTTGTTTATGGAAGCAGGTACCGGTAAAACAAGAGTAGCTGTTGAGATTGCAAATGAAACAACTGCTGATCTGGTTGTATGGATTGGGCCACTGAGAACGATCAAGCCTAAGGAAGGCATTTCATCCATCATTGATGAAATAAACAGGTGGGGTGGCTTTAAGGCTCCAGTGATTTTCTTCGGAGTTGAATCTATCTCGCAATCTGACAGAATATTCCTTGAATTGAGAAATACAATAGAGAAAGCCAATAATCCGTTTATCATAGTGGATGAAAGCCTTAAGATTAAGAACAGCCAGGCAAAACGTACAAAAAGACTTATGGAGTTGAGCCATTTAGCTAAATATAAATTAATTCTAAATGGAACACCTATAAGCAAAAATCTTATGGACTTGAAGCCTCAAATGGATTTTTTATCACATAAAATACTCTCGATGAGTGATGCGGAGTATAAGAGCACATTCTGCGAATATACAAAAGTCACAAAGTATTTTGGCGGTAGAAGAGGCTATACAAAGGAGTTTATAACCGGATATGAAAATATTGATTACCTGTATTCGCTTATAAGACATTACGTGTATGAATGTGATCTAAAGCTGAATGTGAGCCAGCAATACAGTGTGTTAAATTATGAGCTGTCGGAGAAAGACAGAGAGGATTACAACTTTTTGAAAACTAAATATCTTGATAATGAGATGCTGATGTGGAAAAATAATAATATTTTTCTCGAAATGACTCAAAAAATGCAACACGCATATTGTTGTAGTGAAAGTAAGTTTGAGGCAGTTCAAGATTTGTTTGAAAAAACAGATCCTGAGAAAACGATAATTTACTGCAAGTATATAAATAGCCGGAAAGAATGTGAGAAAAGATTTCCTAAAGCGACTGTTTTAAGTTATCAAAAAGAATCGTTTGGACTGAATTTACAGCATTTATCTAACACTATATATTTTGATAAGAACTGGGATTATGCTTTGAGGATCCATTCGACCAGGAGAACATTCAGGACCGGGCAGGAGTATGATTGTCATTATTGGGATTTGACCGGTGATGTAGGTTTAGAAATAATGATAGACAACAACATCGAAAAGAAGATAGATATGGCGGAGTATTTTAAAGGAAAAACTAAAGAAGAATTACGTGAAGTATTATAATAAAAATAAAAACGTTTACGAAGCAGCAGTTGAGCGATTTGAGATCATATTCAAAGAGTTTGATCGTGTTTGTATTTCGTTCTCAAATGGGAAAGACAGCGGAGTGCTACTAAACTTAGCTATTGAAGTAGCCAAGAAGCTGAATAAGCTGCCTGTACATGCAATGTACATTGATATGGAAGCTCAGTATCAGCATTCTATTGATTATACAGTTAAAATGTTTGACAGGTCTGAGGTAAAGGCTTATTGGATATGCTTACCTATTCATCTGAGAAATGCAGTATCTCAATTTCAAAATCATTGGTTATGTTGGGATCCTGATAAAAAAGATGCATGGGTGAGAGATCTGCCGAAGCATCAATCTGTAATATCAGATGAAAGCTACTTCTCTTTTTTTAGACGTGGAATGGAGTTTGAAGAGTTTACTCCAGAGTTTGCTAAATGGTTTTCACAGGGTGAGAAAACAGCATCTGTGATAGGAATACGAAGCGATGAAAGTTTGAACCGTTATAGAACGATAAAGAGTGATAGCAAAATAACCTACAATAATTATCAGTGGACTACGAAGCTTTTTAGAGAAGATCCGGAGCAAGAAATATATAATGCTTATCCTATTTATGATTGGCATGTGGAAGATATTTGGACGGCAAATGCTAAATTTGATTGGGAATATAACAAGATTTACGATCTTATGTACATGGCTGGTGTATCATTGCATAAGCAACGCCTGTGTCAGCCATACGGTGATGACCAGAGGCAAGGCTTGTATTTATTTAAAGCCTTGGAACCTGAAACTTGGGCAAAGATTGTGAACAGAGTTGAAGGTGCTAATTTCGGCAACCGTTATACTGAAACTGATAAAACGACCTTGGGTAACTACAAGGTTAATTTACCTCCGGGGCATACATATGAATCTTATGCAAAGTTTCTTTTAGACACTATGCCTCCATATTTAGCTGAACACTATCAAACTAAAATAGACACTTTTTTAAAATGGTGGGAGAAAGAGGAAATTAAAATAATTCCTGATACAGCAGATCCGAAAATGGAAGCTGCTAGAAAAGCACCTAGCTGGAGACGTATATGTAAAGTATTACTTAAAAATGATTATTGGTGTAAAGGTTTATCTTTCTCACAAACTAAGCGAGAACTCGAAAAGCAAATGGAAATAATAACAAAATACTCAGATATATTATGAAGATAGATTTACCAGAAAATATAACTATAGATGAAAAGGTTTCATTATTTAATGATTTAACACAGCAACTGTATGATTGGATTGGATTAAAACATCCATCTCTTAATGTGCAGTTAATTAAGGCAGAACAAATTCAGGGCAACGATTATAACCCTAATAAGGTTGCGCCACCCGAAATGAAATTATTGAAGCTATCAATAAAAAAAGATGGAGTGACTATGCCAGTTGTAGTTGCGAATCAAGACAAAAAGAGGATGCCGTATGTTGTTGTTGATGGTTTTCATAGAACAACAGTAATTAGCCAGGATAAAGAGATTAATGAAAGCCTTGCCGGCTATGTGCCTACATCTAGGCTAAACAAATCAATTGAAGATAGAATAACGGCTACTGTGAGGCATAACATGGCCAGAGGCACACATCAGGTTGAATTATCGGCAAAGTTGGTTGCAATGCTTAAGAAGCATAATTGGACAAACGCTCGCATTGGAATGGAGCTTGGAATGGATGCGGACGAAGTATTGAGACTCAAACAAATAACAGGATTAGCAGAATTATTTAAAGACAAAGAATTTAGTAACTCATGGAAATGAAAGAGAATAATTATGAATGGCAATTAATGGTATTGACCTTGAAAGAAATTGCATCGGATAAGAAGATTACGCATGAAATGATTGCAGAGCGTGCAGGAATGGCGAGAGATAATGTGACAAGGTTTTTTTCGGCCAAACATAAGCCTAACCTTGATATGTTTTTGACTATTGCTAAGGCTATTGGGGTTTACTTTTATTTTGAAGATAAAGACGGCACTTCAGACTTGACACGGAGTTTTGACAGGGCTATGACAGAACTAGGTCGTAGAGGTGAAATAATGAGCAGAAATTAAAACAAAATACCGTTGATGAAGATTGAAAAGGTGGTTGCCGTGAGGTTAGCCGCCTTTTTTTGTTATTTATTCAGGAACATTACGGAGGTGGTGATTTTGGATGGTTCGGTGTAGAAGTAGTTCATGCCGACAAAGAGGGTGTCCCAGGCATCGGTGATGTGGGTTTTGTGTTCGTCAGGAGCTTCGGGGGTATCGGGTTTGCTTTCGGGTGATTTATCTTTCTCAAAGCCGTTTTTACCTGTTTTGACGCCTGTTTGCTCCATGGCTATTTTTAAGAATTCATTATTGTATTCGTTGAAAAGTGGAAATAGAATGCCGGTGTCGCCTTTAAGAGCACGGTCAATCTCTTTATGACGCCAGTCGTGCCGTGGTTGTTGACCGATATATACTTCTGTGACGTCGAAACTGCCATCTCTGAGGCAACGAGTGATTGTTTCGGCATATGATTCATCATCCTTGGCGGTTTCCCAAACGAAGGTGTGATCGAAGTAAAAAACGATTTCTTTATTTATTTTATTCCTGTAATAGTTACATATTTTTTTACACAGCTCGGGGAGCTTATCCGGTGTTTTTACGTAGAACGATTTGAGTGTTCGCATTTTATCACCATCTTTTTGCGCCACGCATGCACTGGATATTGCAGCGTTGGCATCGAAGGCAATGTAAAGAGGTTCGAGCGTTTGCAGATCATCATCATTTAGGCAGTCGTCGGCATCGAAATTAAGGCCATAGACCTCTTTTACATCGCGTGGGATATAAAAGTGAAGGTTCTCATCGAGTGCAGAATAAAAGCCATTCTCGACCTTAAAAAGGCGTTCATTCAGGAATGCAGTGCGCCAAATGAGCGGCGGATTGTCGCGCTTCATTTGCCACATGAAATCTTCGCCAAGTACTTCGAGGTTTTCCAAGACATCGTACTCACCATAAAATAGGGTATATTCTCGCTTTTGTTTATTAAGAGGATCGGGTTTTTGCACCGGTTGATATTTGCGCGCTCCATTTATATCTTCGGTGAGTTCGCGATATTGCCGCTGTTGCCACTCTGTTCGCTTCAGTGGATGTATGGATCGGTATTTTTCTCGCTGTGCATATAGTGCTTTGATTAGATTGATGTGATTAACTGACATCTCTTCTCGTTTATCGAGGATCCAACGACCGCCTTTGTTAGTGGGCATATCTGTTGAATATAGTTCGGAATGGTGAAAAGGTGAGTAACCGAATTGATTAATATTACCTCTATTAGCAGGGTTAACTTCTGATTTTATTTTATTGTAATCTAAGAATTTTGCTTCCGGACCAATTATCCAGTCGAGTGACATCGAGTTAGCTGACATGGCATTTGCAAACGAAAGAATGAGCATTACTGTGCCATTCCAAAAATGAATAGCATTTTGCCAGGCATCGCGCAAAGGTTCGCGCTTTGGCTTGGCATAATTGGCTGATTCGGGTGCACGACGACCAATGAAATAATGTATTTCGGGGTAGTAGCCCCACATCTTTAATCCATTTACTAGGGCAGGCAACGTGTTTCCCCAGGCTTTGGCATAGCTTGGTGATATAAGGGCACCTGTGGAACCTGGCATATCCCAAACGTTGCGCAAAACAAATGGAGCATCTACACCTTCAGACTTACCGGTACCACGTGCAGCAACAACGTATGTTTTATTAGCCTGAACTAACATTATTTCGCGTTGCATGCGGTTGAAGAACTTTTTCTTCCTGCTTTCGGTGTGGGAGTTTAATGCTTCCATTTATTGGTTATTTATTTTAGTGAATGATCTCTGCTATCTTAATTTATTTTAATGTTTGGCTATTCTTCTATTGTGGCGTCGGTTGCTTCGCTTTGCTTATCTCCCTTCCAGAGAGCACGCAGTTCGCGACGGCGTAGTTCTAGATTATCGATCTTTTCGACATTTTCGAGTAGGGAGGGATCTGCAGAAGGTTCGATATCGAGAGGTATCATTTGATCCCAATCAAAATCATTATCCGGTTTATCTGCCATTGTGTATTTTCCTATTTTATCGAGCGCTGAAGCCATGCCCTTGGCATCTAATGTTGCTTTTGCCAAATCATAAGCCTCTTTTGCACCCTCTATTATCATATACCGATACCAGTTTTTTGCGCTTAGTTGTATGTTTCCAATAATCTTTTGAACGGCTGCAATGTCGCGATAAGCAGTTGTTTTGCTTACAGGTGAGAATATTCCGGCAAAACCAGATTCCAGCTCTTCGACTAATACTTTATCGGGTTTTAGAGGATTGTCCATTTTTTGAGATATGCAATACACCCACCTTTTACGACGCTCATTTTCGTTAGGTGTTAATAGTTCCGCAGCTTCGCTTTCGGGCAGATAAAGAACTGATTCTATTTTCTTAAATGCATCATCCTTCATGGCTAATCTATGTTTTGTTCCTTAATAAATTTAAGTGCGAGAGGTTCGGCAGCCGGAGATCCTGCTTTTGCCAACTTAATAATGTTTTGACGCAGCTCGAGTTTTGTTTGGAGCCTACCTCGTTGAAACGCTTCATATTCGGCTGAACCCTGTTGCGAACGACAGCGTACAACAAAACTTTTGCGTTCTTCGAGTGGAAGATCTAAAAGAATTGCTATTTCTGCCGGAGCAAGAAGAGCGGCGGCATATTCCTGAAGTAGTTTAAGTTGGTCGTTACTCATGTAGATCTATTTTTTTAGTTTGCTCACCTCATTTATAAGGCGAGCAAATGTTACTCAAATATGAACGGAATTGAATCGTTGTTGAAAACATTATCGAAATAATCTTTGTAATAATTGTATGTAGTAGCCTCTGTGGTAATAATACCCGCTTCGTGGCGTGTTACTCTGTTCATGTTGGCACTTCCTACCATAGCTATGTTTATAAGCTTGTTATAGCAAATTAAAAGCTTCATATGAGTTGATGATATTCTAATCTGATCGGCAATGCCGGAAGAGAAAAACATCATGTCTATTTTGTGCCGGTGGACGTTATGATCGAACAGGAATTTAACAGACAAAAGCTCTTTTCGATCTTTCATGAAGAATATCGGTCGCAAGCTATCTTCTGAAATATTGAAAGATGCTACAGAAAGATGAAACGGTCCTACATAATTGAAAAGAAAGGGCAGTATCTCGTGTACTGCCCATTCTCCTTTATGTGCGTATGGGATTATCATGCCGGGCAATGGGCCGTGTGGAAAATAATCTTTAAAGTTACCTTTCATCTTTTTTAGAGTAATATAATTGTTATTCTAAATCTTACTACTCTTATGGAATTAAAGCTTCGAGCTCTTTTAATTCCTTGCTGTACGTATCAATTTTTTCCTGAGCAGTTGTAGCTTTCTTTTCGTTGCCTGCGGCCTTATGCTTTTTATATGATTCGGTGTTTCTGGTTATATAGGATTTCAATAAACCTATTCTCTTAGCCAGATCTACGCCAAGAACGAGCATGTTTTGCTCTAACACTTTTTCCGCTTCTTCTTTCTCGATATTTGATTCTGGAATGCCTGCTAAGAACTTATCTATGCGCTTCCAAATAGCACGGCGCTCATCATCGAGCTCTATTAACTCTCTTCGGAGTTCTGCACGCTTATCGTCGGCAATTTCTGCAGCCATATCGGCATGTACTTTTGCCATGTATGGAACCAATTCTTTCAGTCGGGTACGTATTGGAGCGAAGTTTTCGGGCAGTTGGTCGAGAGAACTAATAGCAGGCTCATTAGGATCTGCCGGAGGTGTTTGTTCTTTTACCGGTACCTTGAAGTCCTGCACTATGCCTTTGCCGGATAAACCTTCTATATTAACTGCAGATTTTTTGACTTTCTTTTTTGACTGAGCTTCGATGAATTGCTCAGGAGATGATTTTATGCGACGTTCGCAAAACAGGACCTGATTTACAAGTACAGGAAAACGACCTGCAGTATCAAATTGCGAAATGTCATCACCTTTTACGTCATTCAGATATTTGCCGAATGATTCTTTTTGCTTCTGTGAGGCAAACTTATTAAAGTAGGCTAATCCTTCAGAATACTTTCTGTTACGGTTGGCCAGCCATTTTTGAATTTCTTTAAGCATAGTTTTAATTTTTATTGGTCGATAGACCGTTGTTTTACTTTTTAAGGAAAAAAGGAGTGGCTGCTGAGCTGTGCAGCCGCCTACTCCTTTGACGATCAAAATTCAAGATATGTATGAGAAAAAGCAAGTTTATTTTACTCTTGTTTGTTTTACGGTGCTACAACCGGGTTTTCTATTTCGTCCATATCAATTGGTGTTCCCAAAATGATATAAGGGCAGAAACTGTCAGCTTCGGCGGTGAAAGTAGTGCCTTTACGATCAGTTGGAGATGCTCCACCAGCAAAAGCAGGTTTGATTGAGCATGGCATACCACTTTGACCAACCATATACTGAATACCTTTAGCATCCTCATAAATAAGGTAACCTGGAGTATTGTTGACCTTACGTGCAAATGCACCAGCTTCGGCACTTGATCCCGGGTGCATCCACTCAAGCGTCTGCAAGAATGACTGACCGTCAACTTCTCCCTGATTTTCTGAATTGTATGAAACTGTATTTTTTGTTGCGTATATGAATATTGGTTTATCTCCAGCCTCCTTAAATGTGAATGCGCCTGCAGCCGTGACAAGATCATCGGAAGCAACAGGTTCAGTGGGTAATTCAGGAACGACTGTGACTGCACTGGCAGGAATAAATAAGAGCCTATTTTTATAGCCACCCATATTTTCGGATCCGGAAGGCCATGTAAGGTTAGAAAATCCAATAGGCATGGCAAAGGCTAAGGCCATTCCGGTACCCATTTCAATTTGGGCAATAACTATGCTGACAGTCACCAGCACAAGCGCCCCTAGGAATTTTTGAAATATATTTTTCATCTTTTGAAATCTTTTATATGATTTTGTAAATTATATACTTATAAGTGTATTTTTTGAAGGATTAGCGGAACCGTGAGAGAAGTCCCGCTAATTCTTATTAGTTTACACTTCCGGTTCTGCAGCTACTTGATAGTCGCCAGCCCAGTCATTGATGGTATTGATTTCCTCGTTCACCATGAACTCTTTCGGATGGATATCACGAATACGAGTATCATAAGCTGACTGAACCCAGAACTGCACTGCGTTGGGATCCTTTTCAACGTTACGTACTTGAATGAAATTGCTGTCTGTTGTATTACGTGTACCCACGTCAAGCTGTCCGGGTATCGTAAGCATAAGCTGAGATCCTGTTCCGTATTCCGGCTCAGATATAATCTCCATTCTTGGCATGTTGGCGTCGTCGCGGAGCAAACGAACAGTGTCCTCGAATGTAGGATCTGTATGAGCCTTAACTCTCTCTTTATAAGATTTACGCACAGCGTTCATCACAGATTCAGAGGCATATAGTATTGACTGTGATCTGCGAAGGAAGTAATTGGCCTGTTTCAACCAATCAACCAAAGCCTGATAATCATCTCTTGGATCACCTTCTGCAGGTATTACACCAAATTTGCCAGAGTTTACCAGGTTTTTATTGGCTTCAGAGATCTGTTCAACAGTTTTCAAGAGCGTTAATTTGTAATTGAAGCCGTTGAATGCAGTTGAAGGAGAAAGAACCTGTTCGTCACGCTGAGCATGGAAAAGATTGAATGCAACATCTTCTGAAAAAGAAGTTACGATATCTCTCAATATCAAAAACTCAAGCGGATGCTTTTTTGATTTATTGTCAACAGGGTTACCCTGGTTAGACAAAATATCAATTTCTTCGTAGTTAGTCACGTTGTCCGGGACATTTGCGAAAACAATTTCAGGTTTAAGAGAAGCCTCTACGAACTTCATAAGTTCTTTATTCTGATCAAGAGTTAATCCTACAGAATAAGGAGCCAGAATACCTGCCTGACGGCGTTTGTTTTTGATGATGTGCTCACCAGACTTAACATTCATGATGTTAAGTTTCATCCTTTTTGCCGTATCATTCAATTGGATAAACGGAAGAGTCTTGAGAACAGGATCCCAACGTTTTGCTGCTGAAGAAAGGCCTTCGAAATTTACAGTTTTAGCCATAGTTTTTATTTTTTTTGAGTGTTATTAAATCAATCCCTGTTTCTTTGCTTCAGCGATGACAGCAAAAGGATCGTCCTGATTCTTATTGGCGAATCCAATAATATCCATTTTCTCGCCTGAAACTTCTGATTCGGCGGTGATAGTTGCAGTTGCTTCTGCAGGCTGATTGTCAAGATCAGCTTCCAATTCGGAAACACGATCGTTGGCTTTTTGCAGTTCTGTTTCAAGCTCAGTGATGCGAGCATTGGCAGTGTCGAGTTCCGGCTGAAGATCCATGACCTCGGCCACGTCATCTGCCTGCACCATCTGTATGACAGTTTCGGCTGTGATATCCTCTGCAGTGATATCCTCGCCACTCTCTAAGATGGCATTTGCGATCTGATCGAAAGAATTGGCCTTTGCAAGCAGATCGGCATGTTGTTTGTCTGTTAATACTTTCATTATACGAAATAGTTTAAGATGTTGGAAAAAGAGTCTATATTGTCGATAAGCCCCAATTCAAGAGCTTCGGGTGCAAAATACATTTTACCGGTGCCCCAGGATGATCGATCTGCAGTTAGTTTGCCTTCACGGTTTGTTTCGATCATTGTAAGAAACATTTCATTGTAAGTGTCAGCTGTTTTTTGTACTGCCTTTGTATCACCTTTCAATGCATCGTAGTAATCCTTGTTTTTATCCTTAGATGCAGATGCGTATACTTCAATGATATTGATACCTTCTTTTTTGAATTTCTCTACATAACTTACAATATTCATATATGTACCGATAGATCCTACGCGAGCATAATCGCTGTTTGCAACAATTATATCGGCACCTGAAGCAATTCCATAAGCAGCTGAAGCAGCCATATCTGAAACAAATGCTACAATTGGCTTGTTACGCTTAGATATTGTTTCGGTAAGTAAACGCATTCCGAGACCGGAACCACCACCAGAGTCGATGTTCAATACTATTCCCTTAATATTATCATTTGAATAGCATCTTTGAAGAATTCTGGATTTTGTAATCATGCCGGCAGGTCCGCAATTTTGATCGTGCTTTTCGATAACACCGCTGATGTCGATAATAGCTATTGAATCCTCAGGTGCATCTTCGGGAGCAACATCGTCTCCATATTCTGATATTTCAAAACCGGTTGCATTATTGACTGCTACACGGAAAAAATCATCCTGTTTAGGTTCAACAGGCTGAATATTTCCTTTGAGATAGGATATGACAATGGGCAGGTAGTTGGAAGCGAATTGTTCTTCCATTAACCACACGTTGGAGAGAATTCCATGTTTATGTAACATTGGCAGTATTGGTTTTACATTATGAGCTCAAAAAAAGTAATTCAAAAGTACCGGTAATCAACAGGCAATTAAAGGACGGTTAAAATTGGCGTAATCGATTATATATATTATCTGCAATATTTAACATATTGTGTTATAACTGTTTACTGTTCTAATTTGAGGATAGGTATCGGTTGACGACCAACAAGTGAAACCATCTCGCCAGTATCTCCTTCGGCACGATCTGATGTGATTGGATATACAGATCCGGAAAGCGGGAAAGAAAGAGTGCCGTAAACTGTCTCATTTCCCATTGGATCCGTAAGTACTGCGATCATTTTATTGAATGGCCGTAAAATCAGATCTGTTTGATTTTTTGCCGAAATAGATATGTTTATTTCGTAAATAAGTCCGCTTTTTTCTCTCGTCGGTGAAATTACCGGAGAAATACCATCTTTTTTGGCATCAATATCTAAAAATGAACTTTCGGGTTTTAAAGTGATTTTTGCTCTTTTTCCGATGATCACGAATGAATCAATATATTTTGTTTCTATTATCCTGGCACGGATGAAACCGCCCATTCTGTCAGTTGTATTCATGTTTGTAAATATTATATAAGTGATTGATATTTAGTGAGTGGTAAATGTTTTACATGTTTTGTGTAATAAAGAGGACATATCAGGCCATCTGCTCGCTGTAATTTTTCTCCTTTTTTCGCCGATTAAACTCATTTCGTCGCAAACGATAGAATTCTTTTTTATAGGCATCCTCTGAAATGGAATTAATTCCGTATTCGCACATGAACCAGTGAATTGACTCGATATATGTAATTCCCTGGCGTTTGTTTGTTCGAAGCCGATGGTGGAGCTCTTCGAACATAATTTCTTCAATCTTTTTCTCGATAATAGACTGAGATCGGGCAGATAGGTAGTTGTAATATTCCGGTCGTTTGCCAACAGCACGTGAAGGAAGAATGATTTCGAGATTACCGGTATCAAAAGCAGGAGCGTTTACAGGTCGTTTTGCCATCAGATCCCATATTGTTATATAAATATCGGATCCGGGCGGAAATGAAACTGGTTCGTCGCGACAACCGGCGAGCCAACCTTTGACATATTCTGCCAGGTGTGCTTTGATTTTGATTTTTGTTGTAATCATATTTTTAAATACTTGACAGTTAATAGTTTATTAATATTAAGTTACAAAATATATTTCGAATTTACAAATGTAATTCGAGAAATATTCTGAATAATTATTATCTAGTAAGGTGCCCTGCGTAATACATAGGTTTTTTTTTGTGCAATCGTGCGTTTTTTTTATACTGTTTATGTATAAAGCTGATATACAGGTTTATATGTCTATTTTTTGAACGTACTATTTTGTACTATCCTGTACTTTTTCGTACTATTTACGTTTTTGTGCGGAAAAGTACAAATCGTGCGGAATCGTGCGAAATTCGTGCAGAGTTAAATTAATGATATTTAACGGTTTATGTGTTTAAATTTTTGGTTTGCACGATTGCACAGTTTTTTTGTTCCTTTTTTTATAAGTCTATTTTCAAAATATAATAATAAATAAATAATATATTATATGTCTTGGCTGTTGTTTGGCTGTATGTGATTTTGCGCCCTCTCCTGGGATTGATTTTTTAGCGTCTGTACAATTGTTCCATTTCTTAAAGTACCACGGAAAAAGGATGCAAAGGAAAAACCGCGAGCGAAAAGAAAGGTATTATAAAAGGAATTCGTGCACTAACGTGCACTCATAAGTAATAAAATAGCCCCACGCTTCACAGCGTAGGGCTATTGAAGTGATAATCTTTAATTGAACTACTGGTATACTGCTTCGCAAAGGAACTCGTATTCGGCCTGTAAACGCTTCACTCCTACAACTACTGCAATGCCTCGTGTAGCAAGCTCAAACATACGCTGCAGAGTGATGGGACTTTCCCTTAGATTGTGCTCTTCTGCACATACAAAGTAACATTGTTGAATGTCGTAATCATATACAGTTGGCTTTATAAGCTTTGATGCGTCTACAGGGGTTAGTGCAAAGCCCAGGCGAACCATTGTTGCCTGGATTAATTTGCGCCGTTCTACTCTATCGGGGTGAACTACTACTATGATTTTGTTTTGCTTCATAATCGTAATGTTATTTTGTTAGTAATGATTTTCTAACTCGTAATGTATATCATTGCTGTCTGTTCTCTCATCACGTCCACATTTAATAATGCTACATTCTAAATCTCTCAGACTACAATAATCACATGCATACCTAAGGTCTGTATCTTTTACGGCCTTGTGACGCTGTTTAGACTTGTTATCATTAACTGTAGTTATCGTTTTTCCAATTGTTGTTTCGATCATAGTTGTGTTATTGTAGTTATGCCAATGGCTGGTAGGTTGTTTTGTAATTGTTTCCATTCTATTCTTTATTATTGTCATAAAACCTATTTTCTAATATCTTTACACGTCCCATCTCTAGATACTTTTTTCCCATTGAGGTATCTACCGTTTCCGGGTTTTTGCTGAAATCGTCTTTTTGTTTTACTAGTCTGTTGTATGTCATATCGTTTCTATTTTTTGTATTACATGTCTTAAATATCCGTAGCTGGTGGAGTAGGCTTTGCGAATTGGACAATACTGCCCTTCTTGCATGAGATCTGTATCATTAATTGGCAGGTATGAACCCAGCCAAATAGAAGGTAATGCAGACTTCGGATCTACCTCTATTATCATCCCGGTGTCATCGCAAATGAAACTTTGAAAGTCCTGCCCGGAGTTTAAGAGTGTTACTTTTGTTTTGCTCATATTGTTCTGTTTTTTAAGTTGTATAATTCTCTTTCTGCTCTTATTAACCGCCGGAGTAAAGGCTGCAGTTTACGCCTTTCGATTTCGTACATCCTGCGATAATATTCTGCGCTTCGTTGTGCTTCATTTATTTCTTTTTGCTGCTTAGTAGCGAAGCGACCGTTGCGATCTCTTATGTATGTTCGCCTGGTAACTACCGGCTCTAAAAATGAGAGTTGTGTGTTCATATTAGTAGCTTTACGATTATTATTAAAAGCCACACTGCAATGATTGCAGTTAATACTTTGGTTGTTTTGTCGGCTGTTTTACCGAATAAAATCTGTTCTAACTTTTTCATGTTGTTTAAATATTGATTAGTAAAATATTTGTCAGTGTTGTCAGTTATTCTTTGAATGGCCGGACGTTACGGATTGCATTTTTGGCGTCGTTACGCATGTTTTCATAAGCCTGTTCAACTGCATCATCGGGATGTAATCCGTAACGTGCTTCAGCTGCTGCACGAAGTGCATTGATTGAGTAGTAATCTTCTGCTATGACTCTGAGAGCTTCACGCATTTCATTAAATTGTCTTTTCTTTCTGTTGTTAAATGGAATTATTGCCATGTCATTATATTTATAGTGATTAAAATTCTTTAGCTTTAGGAGTGAAGGGTAGGTTATCATTACTATCTGTTACATCTGGGCGTTCGTCTCCATTGCTCCATTTGTCTGCATCGCCGATGAGGAAATACTCGACACCGCCAGCTTTGTCATCATCTACCGGGCGACCATCTCCATCGAAGAACATGCTTAGACCGGTTACCGGATCGTATTTATGTGGGTTGAATTTATATCCTTTCCACTCGCAATATTGACGTATTTTCTTCTTGAAGATTGTAGCTGTTGTGTATTTGCGTTGGTCTGGAGCATACTCCAGGAATTTCTCGTATAACTCACGACGTACGAGGCGTGTGTTTCTGCGTGTATCGTCAGAGAAGTATTCATCTGCCCATGAAAGGAAATCTTCGCCCATAGATTGACGTAACTGCCGTTGTTCGATACGATCTGAAGGAGCTTCAACTACTCCGAGACGTAGATAAAGTTGCACGCATTCGGCCAGAAGATTCCACATGAGGTTCCATTGTTCAAAATCCCACTCATCAAAAAATAACACGCCGAAATCATCAACCGGTTTGTGAGTGTCGTTGTAGTAGTCGGAGAAAGCTATTTTCCATTGTCTATCATTGAATGAGGATCCTTCTCCATTAAGAGCATGGTTAGTTGTGATGTATATTTTTGGTGATTTGTAGAATGAAAGAGTTGCGCGACGATCACCCTTATAATTGACAGACCAGTCGCCAGTTATATTGGCAAACAAGAATTCAAAAGGGAAATTGGTGCGAACGTCGTCAACAAATACAATTTTTGTTTTCTCTGTTAGTTCATCCCAGAGAAAGTTATCTTTATCGATATCACGATGCTTACCATTTATGCTGATTGTTGGAATTACGTTCTTAAGCATTTCACCTATGATTGATTTACCCGAACGGCCGTTTGACAAGCCTACTTCGGATTGTTTGCCATCCATGGCAACAACTGCACGGGAGACTGATCTATCTTTTGCCGATAGCAACATATAACCGATTGCACATAGTTTTGATACTAAGTGAGTGTTGTTCTCTGATATTTCATGCTCGGATATTTCTTCCCCTTTTTTCTCTAATCGCCAGGTGAAATTTGATGCGTTAACAAGGAACTGAAGGAAGTGACATTTACTGCCATTGGCTGTAATGTTTACATCGTAATTTTTATCGTTTTTCTTTACGTATAAAAGTGGTGTTGTGCGTTTAGCTTGAAAATTGTTTACCTGCTCGCGCCATAGCTGGTGTGTTATTGAGGTGTAGTCGGTTTCTTTTATACCATCTTCGCGCACTTCCCAAAAGTTATCTTTGAAGTAGAACATTTGACGATCTCGGCGAGGATCTTCGAAGTTAGGTTTGTAATAGTATAGGTTGGATAGTTTTTCGGGGCCTAAGAATTGTGGGCCACCACGGTGTAACATCTCTAGCACTTCTTCGTTTGCAATCTCGCGCGTAAAGTCTTTTACGAAGTCGCGTATTTTGTCAGTACTGGGTACTGTTTCAATAAATGGGTGTTCTACTCTGATATAATCGAATGTGCCATCTAATTTTTCGAAACGATAAAAGCCTCTGTTTTGAAGGAAACGGAATGAACGTTCATATCTAAATTTATATTCTTTACGTTCGTTTCCTTCTCTGTCGTATTTTACGATTTCGTCCCAATACTTTTCTTCCGGCTCTATTGGTTGAGCTGATTCGATATCGCCTGTTTCGTTGAAGCGCCAGCGATACTTACCAATACGAAACTCAGGAAGGTTCTTGAGCACGTTGCGATGAACCTTTGCGAAATCAGATGCATTGTTTAGACTCCAAAGATCAGCTATTTTTGAATCGCTTAATGTTGTAATTTTGTGTAACTGGAGATATTTACCGGAGAGCGAGCGTTCATTTATCAGGTAATCGATGTCTGCCTTAAGCTCTTCCTCTTTTCCTTTTAGGCTATTTGCCAAAAGGTCGTCAATACCCTTGTCGTTTTTCTCATTTTCTTTTACATGGCCAATAAATATTTCAAGATGTATTGATCGTGAATTGCGAAGCTGTACACAATATTCTTTAAAGTTTTTTGCAGCTGTGAAAAATGAGCGAGGACGCTGATCGGCAAAATCGTTTATATTTAAATTATTTGAGATATTATTCCAGTCTGAATCAAATAGTAAGACAACCTCTTTAACCTTGCATGAATGGATTAGCTTAACAAGATCTTCGTGTAGAACTCCATTACGCCCTAGATTATGTATGCCGGATATAGCAACTGAAGGTATCCCTTCCTTACATGCTTTTTCTGCTTTCTTCTCACCTTCCTGTATAAATAGTCGTTCGATTTCTTCACCAGACTTATACTTTTCGCGGATCTTATGCGGTATATAAATAAACGATCCGGAGCCTGCAGGTGATTTGTATTTGAATGGTTTGCCATTTTTATCTAAATGCTCATTAGGGAATTGCCAGCGTACACGAAAATACTCTTTAATCTTACCGGTGCCTTTTCCCTTCAGGACCTGTTCGTATTTAACCGGTTCGCCTTCGAGGTCGTAATATTCAATTATAACATCATCACCATCTATTATTTCGTTGCGACTGTTTACTGTACCTGCACGAAATACATTTGAAACGGTAGTTGTTTTATTTTCGTCTTTGAGAATTATTTTTGCTTGTACGTCTGCAGCTGTTAACCCCGATTCTTTAAGCATTTGAGCACAATATGTGCCTTTGCTTTTTTTCTTTTGTTTTTGCTCTGGCTTTTCTAACTGTATATTGAATTGACGTGCCAATTCGCTTAATGCTTCGGGAAATGTTTTGCCGAGCTTCATGTAGAAACTTACAGGATCGTTGCCTCCAAATCCACATTTAAAGCATTTAAAGATGTTTTTCTTTTCGTTGAACTCGAAACCTTTAGTTTCCTGGCAACTGGGACACTGACCATGGTATGTAGTGCCACGTCGAGCCATTGGGATATTATCTTGTATTACATCGAGAAGACGCCCTTCAGCAGCTTTTTTTATTCTTTCTGTATCTTTTTCTGAAATAAACATATGGTTAATTGCTTAGTCTTGTTGTAAATAATTTGGATCTATCCATGAAATTTGGCGGGTGTCGAAAGCCTCCTGCAGTGTAACTCCCAGATGTGAGCAAAGTGCTTTATATTGAGTTTCGGTAAGTTTTGTTTCTCCCCGGTAAGCCGACCACCATTGGCGTTGTGTCATACCTACTGCACGGTAAAACTTTTTTGTTGGTCTGAAATACTCAGGATGCACGAATTTTAGCTTCACCACTTCGTATGCAAGATTTCTGAACTGATTTTTTATTGGGAAGATCCGCTCCCGATGGATGTAAAGTTTGAGGTCGTACTCGTGTACTTGAAGATGTTTCGCCATCTCCTTCGTTGTCATTCTTCCTATATGCGTTCTCACGAATTTTTCGTGCTTCCTCCAATTGGTCTGTGTCGGTTTTTTTAAATCTGCTGTAGTCATCTGAAAATAAATATTCGCCCGGGTGCATGTGAATTATGGCAGTTAATAAATCTCTGAATAATGGTTCTGTTTCCTTTTCGCAAACATCGCTGATAGCGAATGATTCTTTTGAATGCATCAATGTTGCTTTGCGGTAGACTCTTTTTACGTATTCCCAAAATTGTTTTTCGCCCATTTGGTTACGGTATCTGTTAAGTAATTCAATGTTCATATCAATTAGTGCGTGATTTAAAGGTTATGAATTCGTTCAACACCAACTGTAGTTTGGATAATTCGAAAAATGGTAAGGTGCGATATTTTAGAACTGTAAGATTTTGTAGTGTCACAATGTGAACTATTTCAATGATTTTAGAATTGTTTAAGCGTGTAATGTCGGCATCGTTGAGGCAGAAATTGAATCTGATTTGTCTGTTCTCGTCTGTTAGACGAGAGTGTTGAATTAGATATGTATATTCTTCCATGGCATTATGCAATTAAATCTTCGCGATGTCTGTGAGAACGTGATCGAGTAACAACTCTTTCTGTTCTTGCACGAGTTCGCAAGCGAGGTTGAGTAATTTGTGAGGTTTCCTTTATTTCTCCATAGGAGAAGATTATCAAGAGTGCTATACTTACAATTTTAGTTACCAGGGGTGAGAGACTGAAACTAATATTGAAGTGAGTGCAAAACCACCAGGCAGAAAGCTCATTAATTTTAGAGCAGCCTGTTTTCTCGTATATATTTCTGACATGCTTATCAACAGTGTGTTCGGAAATAAAGAGAAGGCGGGCTACATCTTTTTTTGCTGCCCCCCAGGCTATCATTTCTGATATTCGCTCTTCCTGTCTTGTTAAGAATGCTGTCATGATCCCCAAATTTCATAAATGCCATATTCGTGAAAAATAGCCTCTATGGCTTCCGCTTCTGATACCTTTGGCTCAACGGTGCCATCGATACGTAATTTCCATGATGCACGTGAACTTGGTTTTAAATTAAGGGCTTCTGTAATTTTTCGTCGAACTTCAGCCGCATCCTTTTGCTGAACTTGCGAGAAACCTTTTTTAAAAGAATATTTATCCATTTTGATGTTTTTGGCGGTAAATACTGTGTTTACGCTATTTTGTTGCGTTAATTATTTATTTACCTTTGTTTTGTTTTTATTTACGTTGCAAACATACGGAATATATTCTGAATAATACAAATAATTCGGAATAAATTCTCAGAATATTTTACTATGGACTATAATACTCTATTATCCAAGCGTTTAAAAATTATTCTTAATGAACAATTTGGAGGAAATTATTCTGCTATGAGCAGATTAATGGGAGTTACAGATGGCGCGTTAGGTAGCTATATAAGAGGAAAGAAGCAAAAAGATGGTAGTATTAGAATATCAACACCTTCGGCAGAAGTTATTGCAAATATTATCAATAATCTGGGAATAAATTCCGAATGGCTATTGTTTGGGACGGGTGATATGAAGGTTAAACAAACTACAAATGTGGTAAGCGAGCCTGAACAGGAATATATTTTATCTGAAAATAGATTGCTTGCGATAATAGAATCACAACAGAGAGTTATTGAATCGCAAAGTAAAAGTATAGAGAATTTGTCGGATGGGGGCAACGGTACTGCGGAAGGTGCAAACACTGCGCGTGTAAGAAAGGGAAGTTGATACCACTAACACCCAATTTATCAGAGGGTTGTTAGTGTTTTTTTTAGGCGTTCACCGGGACGGCCCCCGGGACAAACTTCGTTAATTTAGAAAATAAAGTATTTCGGGCAGTGTGATAATTGTGTTTGCAAAATTAATAATGTGATATGATTAATTCCTGTGAAAGAGTGATATATCTTATTTTTATTGCCGATATGCCGGCACAGTATCGGCACAGAACAGGTGATATTTCGAAGATTTTGATTTTTTAATGTATTGATAATAAGTAGTGTAGTAAAATAAAAGGGGAGGGAGATAGTCCCTCTCTCTCCGCGAAAAATGTTTTGAAGTGCTCTGTGAAGAGCAAAAAAAGAAACAATAGCGAATAGATAAGTGTCGTAATT